AGTACGGCCAGGCGGCGCGGAACAGCAGCGCGCCCAGGTTCAGGTCGGGCCGCTCCTCCGCCAGCTCCTCCAGGCCCGCCTCATACGTGCAGCGCAGATACCGCCCGGCGTTCGCGCCCTGGATCACCGACAGCGTGCCTTCGCCCTTGGTCGGATCGAGCACCGCCGCCCAGCGGCGCAGCTCGGCGCGGTCGGTGACGGTGCCGGGGAACACGGTCGGCACCGTCACGATCCGCTCCAGGTGCGCGGAGCCGAGCCAGCGCGACCCGTTCCGGCTCGGCACCGGCAGGGTGGTGGTACCGACCGGCGGCATCATCCGCCCCGCGACCCCGGCCCGCATTACCATCGTGACGCGATCCCCGGCCGGATTCTGATACTCCAGCGTCTCGCAGTCGGGGTCGGGAAGGTAGGCGGCGGTCATCGGCCGGTCCTGAGCAGTTCCAGCCGCCGGAACCCGTACGCCACGTCGGCGGCGTCGGCGGTGCGGGGCTGCAGGATCAGCTGGAACGTGTCGCCGCCGCGATGCTCCGCCACGATCTCGCGCAGCAGCTTTTCGGGGGTCACGATCTCGCGGCCCGCCTCCCCGCCGATGAACAGCGTCGGCCGCTCCAGCACCCCGCCCTTGGCGAGCTTGCCGATGTCCGGGAACGGGATCGTCTGGCCGCCGAACTTGCCGCCGCCGAGCTTCCCGACGCCGGGGATATCGACCTGCGGGATCGACACGCTGGGGATATGAAACGCGAGCGAATTCCAGCTGCTGATCACGGCGTTGATCGGGCTCTTGATCGCGTTGGCGACCTTCCCGGCGGCGCTCGCCACGTCTCCGACCTTGCGCTCCAGCCACGTGATCATCCCGCCGATCGCCTTCTCGACGGCCTTCACCGCGTCTTCCGCGGCGGTGCCCGGCCCTGCCATCGCGGACGTGACCGAATTCAGGTAGCTGACGATCTTGCCCTTGGCGGTATTCAGGTAATCGCGCAGCGACCCGAGCGCCGCCTTGGCGGCCGACACGCCCGCATTGAACGCGCCGGTGATCGCGGTCCAGTTTTTCTGGATTGCGAGCACCGCGAGCCCGAGCGGGCCGGTCAGGATCGCCAGCAGCAGCGGCCAGTTACTGCGGATCCACTGGAACACGGACACCGCCGCCGCCCGGATCTTGGCGAACGCGGCCGACAGCTTGGCCGAGACGGTGTCCCAGTTGCGGTAGAGCAGGATCCCGACCGCGACCACCGCCACGATCACCGCCACGATCGCGAGGAACGGCAGCAGCCCGGCGGCCATCGCGGCATTCAGCACCCACTGGGCGGCGGCCATCGCGTAGGTGGCGGCGGTCTGCGCCCACTTCGCGGCGGTGGTCGCGATCGTCACGATCAGGTCCTTGGATCCCGCCACCGACGCGGCGATCACCGACACTTTGTAGGCCAGCCACGCGGCCCCGCCCGCGGTCACCGCGATGGTCATGAGGGTGGTGTTTTGCAGCAGCGGCGTGGCCACCCCGAGGATCTGCACCAGCACCCCGAATAGCTCCGCCTGCACCGGCAGCACCGCCGAGCCGATGGTGGTCGCGAGCCCGGCGTGCATCGCCGCCAGCTCGCGCTGCGCCTTGGTCTGATCCTGCACCGCTTTCAGGGTGTCGCCGCCCAGCGCCGCGCCGTACTTATTGGTCGCGTCCAGCGCCTTCTGCGTCTCCGCTGCGCCTTTCCCGAGGATCGGCAAGAGCTGCGTTCCGGCCTTCCCGAACAGCTTGGACGCGACCGCCGCGCGCTCGGCCGGATTCTCGATCTTCGCGAGCCCGTCCGACACCTGCGCCAGCACCGTGGCCACGTCGCCCTTCTGGACGGCATCGAAGCTGACGCCGAGCGCCTTCAGCGGCGAGTCGGCCCCGACCCCGGCGGCGCGCCACTTCTCCATCGCCTTCGATAGCGACAGCATCGAGCGGGTGAACGTGTCGGTTCCGATCCCGCGCTGCTGCAGCAGCAGCACCCACTCGCTGGCGGTTTTCGTGTCTAGCCCGGTCGCGCGCTGCAGCCCCATCGTGGCTTTCGCGAGATCCGACGTGGCGCTGGTGGCTTTGACGATGAAGCCGCCCGCGGCGGCGATCCCGCCCGCCGCCGCCGTCCATTTCGCGACGCCCTTCCAGTCCAGCCCCTTGCTGGCCGCCTGGCCGGTTTTCTCGACCTCCTGCGCGCCCTTCGTGAGCCCGGTCAGGTTGGCGACGAAATCGACAATGATCTGGGCGTTGGCCACCGCTAGCGCCGCGCCTTCCGCGCCTGCCGCTGGGCGTCCTTGGCCTCCCGCACCATCAGCCGCTCGAAGGCGGCCAGCTCGGCGTCGGTCATCTGATCAACGTCGCGCGGGGTCATGTTCCAGAATCGGCAGAAGGCGGCGAGCCCGTCGGCTGCGTCCCGCTCAAAGGGTCCAGCGCCTCCGGCTCCCCGATCTCGATCTCGCACTCCTCCAGGTCGGCGTAGCGCAGGTCGGGCCAGCCCTCCCGGCGGAGCCGGAACCAGGTCAGCACGACCGGTGCCTCCGCGGCCATCAGCTCCGCGAACACGCGGCCGGTCTGCGCCTTCAGAATCCGCAGCTCTTTGGGGGTGAACCGGAGCGGCTGATTCGGGTCGATCTTGATCGGGCTCGGGAGCGGCTGCGGTCCCCGCTCGGGCATCTGGACTAGGTCGGCGTCGGCCATTGCATCCCCTTCGTTTCGGTGGTGGCCGCCTGCTCGGCGGCTGCGATCACGTCCGGCTCGGCGGCGTCCGCGGCCGGGTACAGGTAGCGGCCGGTCGCGACGTACGGCCGTCCGCGGGTGCCGCCAAACTCGATCCAGCCCGCGTACTCGCTGGCCGCTCCCGCGCCGATCCCGACCGACACCGGCGGCCCCACCTCGACCGTCACCGATCCCGCCAGCTGGCCGGACTGCACCGGCACCGAGCCGGACACGCGACCGGCGACGGTGGCGGCGACCGCGGCCAGATTGTCGCGGGTGGTGGTGTCGATGTTCCCGGCCAGCTTCTCGGTTCCGGCCGCCAGCTCGGCCCACCCTTTTACCTGGACGGCGTCCTCCGCCACGGGCTACGCCTTGCTGGTGGTGCTGGTGGTGCGCGTCGTGGTCCCCGGGACGATCGACTTGGTCGGCTCGCCGACCACGGCCCATTCCAGATCGATCGTGGACTCCGCCCCGGCGTCGCCGTTGATCGGCGCATACGGGGCCGGGACGACCTGCCCGGACCAGCTCGGATTGGTGGCGCTGACCGGCTGCGACTTGTAGGGGATGATCTCGAAATCGACCGGCACCCCTCCGGCGACGGCGGCGCTCAGCACGTCCTCGGTCGCTCCGGCATCGAAGGACTGTTCCAGCGTCAGCACCAGCGACCATTTCGTGATGCCGGGATAGTCGGTCTCGCCGCACAGCACGGTCACTGTCACGGCGCTGGTGTCCGGGCTCAGCTCCAGGTGGTTCGTGACGCATTCGAGCGGCTGGCCGTCGATCGAGATCGATGCATCGTTCAGGATCAGCGGCATGGGCGGGGGAACGGCAACAGCCATCGGTCAGGCTCCTAGCGTGGTGTAGACAGGGGTGCGGTAGCGGACCTGGCTGGCCAGGTACTCGATCCCGCCGAGCGGCTGGCGGTAGGGGAATCCGACGGTCGGTGCGCCCCACTCGTAGCCGTCCTGGTGGAGCCGGTCGATCACGTAGGAGACCAGCTCCTCCAGCATCGCGACGCCCGCGTCCAGCTCCACTCGGCCCGCCACCGCGAGCACCGTCAGCCGGGCGTAGAACCGGCAGCTCTTGCGGTCGTCCGGCTCCAGCCATGGATCGGCCCAGGCCAGGATCAGCGCGGGTGGTGAGACGGAGTCGACCCAGCCCGCGCCGGTCTGCACGTTCGGGTCGCTGTCGGCGATCGGCGCGAGCGCGGCGGCGGCCCGCTCGCGGGCGTCGGTGATCGTCAGCACCGGGCTGCGGGCGGCGACGCTCATGCGACCCCGAACGCTGTCCGCAGCGGCAGCAGCGTGATCGCGTGCCGGGCGAACGAGTCGCCCGGCTGATTCGGGACGGCCGGGATCCCGTAGGCGGCGTCATTCGCCTTCCACCACTCCACCCCGCGCAGCACGTTGACGCGGTTCACGAGCGGGCTGGTGGTGTAGTCCACCGGGGGGCTGGCGGCCAGCGCGTCATCGATCTCGACCGCCGCCGCGTCCAGGCACACCTGCAAGGCGTCCTGATTCGCAGCGGTGACCGTGATCCGCAGCGCCACCGCCAGCTCCTCGGCGGTCGCATAGGCCACGCTAGCGGCCTTCTCCGGCCGTCTCCGGCGCATCCAGCGCAGACCGGATCTCGGCCTTGGTCATCGTGGAATCGGCCTCCACGCCCCGCGCGTCGGCCTCCTCCAGCAGCTCAGCCTTGGTCATCGCGTCCAGCCGCTCGGACTCGGTCGGCTGGGCGCTGCCACCTTCGCCTTGGTCGGCCGGGCCGGACCCGTCCGCACGGACGACCTGCTGATTCGGTGCGTCGTACTGCTCGCCGGTCATGGTGTCTTCGTGATCTCGACGATGGCGGTCGGCTCCACGATCAGGCTCGCGAAGTAGCCCGCGTAGGCGACCTGGACGCCGAGCACGGACGGCTCCACCACCTGCAGCGACCCGATCCGGTCCTCGTACACCTCGACCGCGGCGGTCGACAGCACGATCATCGTCCCGGCATCGAAGCCCGCCGACACGACCACCGCCACGCCCGAGATCGAGCCGACCTGGCCCTGCGCGAAATCGCTCGCCGAGAAGCCGGGCGACACGGCGTTGGTCGGATTCACGGCCGGGAACGCCGGGCCGAGCAGCCCGAGCGTATCCGGCGAGCAGGCGATGATCAC